AAGTTACTCAAGTCCGTCACCACAACCACCACAACTGGTGACTCTACCGTAGCAATTCCATCAGATTTCCTAGAATTACGGGATCTGTATTTAGGTGGGAATCCTCGTATTTCGGTTTCTTACTTATCACCATCTGCTTACACACGAGATGCACAGGCCGAAGTCTCTGGCAAACCTGTGTTTTACACAATGCTCGGACAAGAGTTTGAGTTTGCACCAATTCCCGACAAGGCTTACACGGTTGAATTGCTGTATTACTTCAAACCCACCGCAATGTCCGATAACGTGGCATCCAACGAGTTTCTAGCAAACTACCCAGATGCTTTGCTTTATGCCTCTTTGCTAGAGGCAGAGCCGTACCTGATGAATGATGCCCGCATGACCGTGTGGTCAAGTATGTATGACCGAGCAATCAATAACATCAACGGCTCAGATCAGAATTCTGAATACGCTGGCGTCCCACTTTCAATGTCCGTAACCACGAGGTAATCATGGCTGAAATGTCGAATTATTTGGAGAACGGATTGCTAAACGCAGTTCTCCGCTCTACTTCTTACACATCCCCTACGACCGTCTATGTTGGTCTGTATACGAGCGATCCTGGCGAAGGAAACACAGGGACCGAGTGCTCTGGTGGGTCGTATGCCCGCAAGTCTGCGACCTTTAACGCACCGTCTAACGGCGTTTGCACAAACTCGGCTGCGGTAGAGTTTGATCAAGCAACAGGGTCTTGGGGGACCGTGGGTTATGTAGGTCTGCTTGATGCAATCACCTCTGGAAACCTGCTTTTCTACACAGACTTAACGACTTCCAAAACCATTGAGAACGGCGACATCTTCAAGATTGCTGCTGGCTCATTAAGCGTTACATTGGCATAAATGGCTTTAACTCTAGAGGAACTTGACCAACTCGGCACTCTAGAGTCGATGCCGCAGTACCCGTTGGATGCAACGTGGTCCTTGGATAAAGTTTGCGGTCCTTGGTCGCTAGATGCGATGGACGCATTTGGCACGCTGGATACCATCAATCTTCAGATGGATTCAGATGCCTGGAATACTGCCTGTATCTACTTTGACGCACCAGCAAGCATTTCCGCGACAGGAACTTTGAGTGCTTCAGCACAACGTGAGCGACAGGGACAAGCCCTAATCACGGCATCAGGCGCAATGCAAGCAGGTGCATTTGCAATTAGATCTGGTCAGGCGCTTATAACCTCATCAGGCACAATGGTTGCCGTGGGTAGTTTAATTCGTACCGCAAGCGCAGACATCTCTGCGACCGGAACCATGTCTGCAAGCGGTAACCTAGTGCGTTCGGCAGAAGCATTGATCTCTGCAACAGGTTCTATGTCGGCAAGTGCCTTCAGGATTACCGAAGGCGTGGCAACAATATCTGCAAGCGGTACGGTTAGCGCAACCCCGCAAAGGGTACGGACATTTGAAGGGCTAATCTCTGCAAGCGGAACACTCAGCGGAGAAGGAATACGAATCCGCACAAGCTCGGGCAGTATGTCTGCCACGGGGTCAATGTCTGCTGTGGGTGGATTTGATGCTTCAGGGCAGGCACTTATTACCGCCACGGGAAGTATGTCTGCGTCTGCCAACGCTGTATTTGCAGGCCAAGCACTTATTTCCGCTACCGCAACCGTGGCGGCAAGTGGCAACAGATTAGGCGATAACTGGGGTCCAGTAACCCCGGGATCGGAAACTTGGACACCGACATCTATCGGCTCTGAGACTTGGACAGAAGTCACGGGAAGCACGAACACTTGGACAAACGTGTCGGTAAGTTCTGACTCTTATACAACGAATACGGCTGGAAACAACACATGGCAACTAGCAGGGTAACTTTCGGAGAGTGGCTACCAGACCAGCCTGGACTTACCGGGACCGTCAAGGAAGCCTTAAATGTGGTTCCGCAGGCGGTAGGTTTCGGACCCCTACGGACTCCTGTGGACTATTCCCAAGCGGCAACAGAGAACCTGACAAATGTCACGGCAGGCCGTAACCCGTCTACCGGACTTACAGAGGTTTTTGCTGGTAGCTCCACAAAACTCTACAAACTAGACTCAGGAACACTTGCGCTAAACGATGTTTCTAAGGCTGGCGGTTATACAACCCCAACAGAGCAGAAATGGCGTTTTACCCTGTTCGGTGATGTTCTTATCGCGGCTAACGGAGACGAGATCCTACAAGGCTGGACGCTAGGAACCTCGACCGCTTGGGCAGACTTAGACGCTGCCGCGCCTACTGCCCGCTACGTTACCGTGGTTCGAGACTTTGTGGTGACTGGCTACACAAGCTCCACAGATTCCCAGAAGGTCCAATGGTCTGCAATCAACAACGAAGCAGAGTGGACAAGCACCGCATCCAACCAAGCCGACTACCAGGTGATTCCTGATGGTGGTGCTGTGCAAAACATCACTGGTGGTGAGTTTGGAATTGTATTGTTAGAAAAGTCGATCTACCGGATGTCCTATGTTGGGACACCCGCGATCTTCCAGTTTGACAACATTGCTAGGAACCTAGGGTGTTTTGAGCCCAACTCAGTAGTGCAGTATCAGGGCATTACATACTTTCTGTCTGACGACGGTTTCTATGCCTGCGATGGCACAAATGTAGTCGGAATCGGAAGCGAAAAAGTAGACCGATTCTTTTTTACAGACTTGGATGAGGCATATTCTTACAAAATGTCTGCCACGGTCGATCCGATTAGAAACCTTGTGGTGTGGGCATATCCATCCTCGGGTTCTAATGGAACAGTAGATAGTCTGCTAATTTATAACTTTGAGACAAAACGCTGGTCTCGGGCAGAGGTAACAGTTAGTTTTGTGGCGCAATCCGCTACACCCGCTTATACATTGGAAGCTCTAGACGCCTTTGGAACGCTAGACACGCTTACATCAAGCCTAGACTCACGAGTCTGGACGGGTGGTAAGTCTCAATTTGTAGGCGGCTCTGGAGCCAAAATTGTGACGTTCTCGGGGTCAAATCTAACCGCCACAATCAACACAGGCGATATAGAAATCCCGGGCCAGTCAAGCACGATCAACATGAGCCGTCCTCTTGTAGACGGTGGATCTGCTTCTCTAGCCTACGCAAGCCGTAATCGTCTAGCTGATTCTGTAACTTTCAGTAGTTACTCTGCCGCAGACAGCGAAGGTCGAGCAGCATTTAGAACTACCAACCGCTATCACCGTTTGTCCATCCAGCCATCAGGTTCTTGGACAACCGCAATTGGTATTGACTACGACATCGTGCCAGCAGGATCAAGATGACTTATAGAATTCTGCCGTATCAGGGTGGGTCACCTCGTGAGATTTCCGAGGTGGTCAACAACATTATGAACGGCAAGACCAATAATACTGGTTCTGTAACACTTGCTACTGGCGGTGCAACTACTACGACGATTACGGATGCCAGGATTGGTTATGACAGCGTTGTTATATTAGTTCCAACAGCACAAGTATCGGCTAGCCAAGAGTTTCCTTACGGATCTTTTAGTAGCTCCGCAGACCAAACAATTGCTAGTACGACAACTGCTTATGCAATGACGTTTAATACCACGGACTTTTCTGATGGGGTGACGTTATCTAACAACTCAAGACTTGTTGCTGGCTTTTCTGGGATTTATAACTTGCAGTTCAGCGCACAGTTAAACAGCGCCAACGTGCAGATTCAAGACGCAAGCATTTGGTTTCGCAAGAACGGGACAGACATCGCTAATAGCAATAGCGAGTTTTCTATCCCAAATAGTCACGGTGGAGTTGATGGTCGGTTGATTGCAGCTCTAAACATTTATGTGGACCTGCAAAAAGATCAGTATGTAGAAATTATGTGGTCGGCAAGTAGCACAGATGTATCGTTACAACACATAGCAACGCAGTCTAGTCCTACCCGTCCAGCAACACCGTCTGTAATTGCAACCATGAACTATGTATCCACTAACGGATACACAAGCAACATTTACTTTGATCCTTTTGTGTCGGCAACGGCTAACGGAAGCGCAACGATTTCGCACGCTCCCAATACTATTGCCAACAAAACTTTTGATTACGTTATCGTAGGGTGACAACATGACTCCAGAGCAAAAAACGGCGTTCATACAAAGTTTGGCGGCAAATCCAAAATTTACCTCTGCCCCGCTAGCCGAACAACAAGCGGGATTACAAACATTTGGAATAAGCAATCAGGATATTGCGTCGGCACTAAATGTTCCAATAAGCACAGTTCAGTCATATTTTGCCCCGCCTACTGCCGCTCCTGCCGCCGCCGCTCCTACTGCCGTTGCTCCTACTACCGCTCCTACTGTTACTACTCCTGTGACGACGCCAGTTCTTCCAACCACAACAATACCAACCACAACGGTTAGGGCTCCAACAACTGTTCCGACTGTTGATCAAACGTTGCAGTCTTTACCAGCACCACTTCCGGCGGGAACAAATACACAATCAAGAATTGACCCGGCATTACAACCATATTTGCAACTAGGGTTACAACGAGCTCAACAGTTGTTTTTAATGGGTCAAGGGCCGCAACTCTTTTCGGGCCAGATGTATGTTTCCCCAAGCGAGCAAACACTAGCCGCTTTGTCTCAGCAAGAAGCACTAGCCCGTGGCGCACAACCAACGCTTGAAGCCGCACAAAAGGCTTATATGTCCTCGCTTGGACAGCTTGGTCAGACCGCCGCTGGAGGGTTCTTACAAGGTTCTCCGATGCAACAGCGTGCAATCGAGGCCGCTACCCGCCCGATTACCCAGCAGTTTCAGTCGCAAATTCTTCCTGGTATTTCTAGCGGATTCTCCCGAGCAGGACGCTATGGTTCTGGCGCAATGCAACGAGCCCAAGCCGCTGCCACAGAAGCCTACGGTCGAGCTCTTGGAGACGTCGGTACAAATATCGCTTATCAGGACTACACCCGCGAGCGTGGACTCCAACAGCAAGCTCAACTGGCTCAGTCTGCACTAGCACAAGCCGCACCTAGTTTCTTCCAATCATCATTCTTGCCAGCACAGGCTTTGGGACAAGTCGGAGCTGCACGCGAAGCAATCGCCGCCCAACCCTTACAAGAGCAGATCCAACGATTCCAGTACGGTCAACAACTTCCGTACCAGCAACTCCAAGGGTATTTATCAAGTGTTTACGGAACCCCGATGGGTTCTTCGCAAGGCATCATGCCTCAAACACAGACAAATCGCTTGGGTCAAGCAGTTGGTCTAGGAACGCTTGGTTTCTTAGGCGGTCAAGCATTACAGGGTCAGTTTGGACAATACGCTCCGATTGCTGGTGCAGCACTTGGGGGCCTTTTAGGATACGGTCTATAAATGGCTATCTCATCTCAAGACATCCAAAACTTTCTGCTAGCCAATCCCGGGATGACGGACGCCCAAATTGCGGCGGCTATGCAGACATACAATGTCACTCCAACACAGTTGGCTGCGGCAACAAATATGCAGGCCGGAGATGTGCAGTCTCGATTTGATGTTGCCAACAGACAAAACATAAACCAACAGGTCACAACACTTGTTACTGACATCTTGGGTAAGGGTGGTAATGAGTTTGATATCGCTAGAGAAGCAGCCAAACTAAACTTAACCACAAAAGACCTAGCAACCGCTCTGAAACTCCCAGAGCAAGAAATTACAAAACTATCTGGCGGCGCATTAAACGGAGTTCCCGCAAGACCTACATTTAGCGGTGTTGCGGCAGAGTGGAATAAGTTACATGAGGCAAGATTTGGAACCCCTCTAAACTTAGCAACAGCAGCACCAGAGGATGTTCAGAGGCAAGTTGCTGACCTGCAAGCAGAGACATTGCGTAAGCAGGCCGAATGGGACAGGTTATACGGCAACACTCCCGAAGCCAAGGCAATCCAAAAAGAAGCCCCTCCTGATTGGAGACAGGTTTTCGAGCCATACTCTAGAGCATCTATTGACCGCTTTGGGAACACCATTGACCGTCCTTGGTCATCGGATGAAGGCGCAATAAACCAAAAACGTATTCTTGACGACCAATACATCAAAGCCGTTCAAGACTACAACAAGAAATATGGCACGAACATCGCACCTGATCCCGCCGTATTGGGAACGCTTGCTCAGCCGAACGAAATCGTTAAAGTAGTAGAAAAAGATAAGTGGTACGAGAACCCATTAAACCTTGCGGTACTTGGAGCCTTGGGTTATTTTGCCGCCCCTTATTTAACCCAAGCATTTGGTGGCGCTGCCGGAGCGGCTGGCGGTGCGGCTGGTGGCACAGGACTAACGGCAGGTGCTGGCGGCGTTACAGGTCTAACAGCAGGAACAGCAGGCGCTACGGGATTGGTTGCTCCGGCTGGGTTTACTTTAGCCCCAGAAATAGGTGCTAGCCTTCTAGCCGCTGGTGGTGCAAGCAATATCAACCTGTTAGACACGGCAAAATTCCCAACCTCAATCCCAGAAATGGGAGGCGGTACAGGAATTACACCAGGCGCTGCCGGACAGGGATTGCAACTTCCCACCTCCCCAAACATTGCGTCTATGGGTGGCGCTCAAGGACTTACCGTTCCAGTAACGGGTGGCACTATCAGCCAAATGGGATTAACGCCGACAGGTGCTACTCCTGTTCTCGGTAGCCCGAGTTCTTTTATCAACAACCCAGAGGTGCTTGGTCAGCCAGTTATACAACAGGGAACGCCAACCCCAATTTCTCCGACAGATGTTTTGCGAACGGCAAATACCCTTAGACAACTTACTGCACAACCAGATCAACAAAGACCTCTAGAACAACAAGCTGCTCAAGCGTTATCAGGCGCAGTCGATTACTCAGGTCTACTAAATCTTTTGGCTTCCCAAGCCCGCACATCTGGCTTACTTGGTACACAATTCCAGCCACAACCTATCAATCTTGCTAGTTTATTAGGATAAGACTATGGCAACACTTATGGAAATTCTTGGCGGTGGATTACCCGCAGGACTGCTTTCTCCAGAGCAAGAAGCCGCAGCACAGCAACGAGCTCAAGCGGCAGGGCTTCTAAACTTTGCCTTCGGAGCCCTACAAGCCTCCCGTGGAGCTCCGGGTATGGGTCGCCCTAGTCTTGGGCAGGTAATCGGTCAGGCAGGCCCAGTAGGCGTGGCAGGGTATCAGCAATCGTTTGAAGATACCCTCAAGCGCAGCTTACAAGGTATGCAGATCGCAGAGATGCGGCGCAAGCAAGAAGTTGCTCAACAGTTAAGGGATATAACACCACGACTTATAAAAGCCGAAGGTGGAGTTCCAGAAAAACGTGAAGTATTCCCAACAGAAACTGGCGATTACACACGAGTTACTCCTGGTGTTGCACCAACTTATAGCATCAATATGCAAGCACTCCCCGCGCTTGCTGCTTTAGGGCCAGAGGGAATTGCCGCAGCTTCTGAATTGGCTAAGTTTCAACAAATGTTCAGACCAGAGACAGTTACGTTAAAACCTGGTGAGCAAGTAGTTGAAAAAGGAACAGGAAAAGTTATTGCTGGAATACCAGCGACACCAGAAAAAATTGATCTTGTAACTCATATTGCATTTGTAGACCCAGCAAACCCAACAAGAATTATTGGCACACTTCCAAAAGGTAAGGATGCCGATAAACTTACATCCCAAGAATTACAAGTTGGTCAGCAATTTGCAAGCCAAGCACAACCATTTATTCAAACTGGTCAGGCTTACAAGAAAATTGAAGTTGCTGCCAAAAATCCGTCGGGTGCTGGTGATATTTCATTGATTTTTGGATACATGAAACTTCTTGATCCAGGCTCTGTTGTTCGAGAAGGTGAGTTTGCAACTGCACAAAATGCAGGAAGTATTCCTCAGTCAATTTACGCTGCTTATAACAGAGCATTAAATGGACAGAGACTTGATCCTAAAGTTCGTGAAGATTTTGTAAATCAAGCCAAAAATCTTGTTGCAAGTCAGCAAGAAATATTCAATCAAACACTCAAACCACGATTTGATTCTATTATTGAAAGTGCTGGATTAAATGCAAAAAATGTAATGTTTGATCCGTTTGCTGGCATTGATGTAAGAGTAACTCCAAAACCACCAGCACCAACAACCGGAACAGTTCCAAGTGTCAAAGAAATGATGATGCCACAAGATAGAAGCAAAATTATTATCCGCAGGATAGGGGACTAATCCATGCCCACCTACCAAGTTGAAATTCCAAATCTTGGAAAATTTGAGGTCAAATCAGACCGAGAATTATCTGACGATGAAATCATCAGTCGTGTTCAAGGTCAAGTTCGTGGAGAAGCAAAAGACAAAGAGATTGGCCGTCAAATTGGACTTACTGCTCGTGCTGGAATAACTGGTGCTGCCGGGCTTCCATTGGTAGCCGGAGAAGCTCTTAATGCTTTGCTAAACATGATTGCTGGCCGTGAAGTATTCCCGTCACCAACAAAAGCAACTCAGCAATTATTGACTCAAGCTGGATTGCCGGAGCCACGCACAGCACAAGAGCGTGTTGTGCAGGATATTGCTTCTGCAATGTCAGGTGTTGGTGGAACGGCTGCAATGCTTCGTCCAGCAGGGCGAATTGTTGCTCCGCTTACAGAAAGACTTGGCGCACAAACAGCCGGGGCAATTGGAGCGGCAGGCGCTGCTGGTATGGGCAGGGAAGAAGGTGCTGGACCATTGGCACAACTTGGGCTTGCCGCACTTGGTGGAACCGTCGCTCCAGGCGTAAGCGCAACCGCATTAGGTCGCGCTGGAACTGGTGCAAGAGAGGTTGTTAGACCATTTACAGAAGCTGGCAGAGAGGTCATTGCTGGTAATGTATTGCGCCAACTCTCTGCTCAACCAGAATTAGCCGCAGCACGAGCAACTCAGTATGAACCAAGAATTCCTGGTTATGCACCAACAACCGCCCAAGCCACACGAGACGTAGGTTTAGTTGCCGCAGAAACCCCAATTCGAGCTTTGGATGTAACAGGAAAATTTGCCGCCCAAGCAAGCCAAGCAAACCAAGCAAGAACAAACATCTTAGATCGTTTGGCAAAAGACAAAGAAACATTGGCCGCTGCTATTACCAAACGAGATGAGGTTACCGACCCATTGCGGGAGGCTGCTTTTGCAAAATCAACAGTCACGCCAGAAATGTTGCAATCATCAGTAAAAGAACAGGTTGGAAAAACTATTGATGACATTCTTGCATCATCTGCCGGGGCAAGAAAGCCTGTTAAAGATGCAATGTCTTTTGCCAGCGAAAGACTAAAAGACGGAACAGACCCCGCTAGACTTTATGAGGTTCGTAAGGATTTACGCGATGCAGCACAGGGATTGCTTAATAAAGAAGGCTCTGCTTATAACCTTGCCAAAGGTCAATTAGAACAAGTCATCAGGTCAATTGACGATGTTCTAGAGTCATCCGCACCTGGGTATAAAGAATATCTCAGTAAATATGCCGCTTCTAGCCGTGGAATTGAGCGCCTAGAAGCCGTCCAAGACTTTCGCAAGCGGGTCTTATCAACCACCCCGGATATTGGGCGTGTAGGCGATTTCTTAATCTCTCAGCCAGCTTTTACCCGCGCTATTCGTGCGTTAGAGGATGACCCAAAGCTCGGCGGTTTGTCTAAAACTCAATTTTCTCTTCTTCAGCGAGTTGGACAGGATCTAGATGATGGCGTACTTGCTAGAGCAGCTAAGTCACCTGGGTCGGACACATTTAAGAATATGTCTACTGCCAATGTAATTGGTGGAATTGTAGGAAAACAGATTTTTGGTGAAACAAGTCCATTTCTAAACAAAGTGGCTGCTCCATTAAACTGGCTCTACAATGGAACAGATGATGCAATTAGAGAAGTATTAGTAGATGCAATGCTAGATCCAAAACTTGCTGCTCGGTTAATGCAAAAAGCTACAACAGCAACTATCGAACCTATTTCACAGGAACTGCAACGCCGGGCCGTAAATCTTGGCTACGGTTCAATTTTCGGACTAACGGAGTAAGAAATGCCCAAAGTAAAGATCAGCGAATACTCGCAAACCGCAGCCAGTAATACCGACATCAACAGCATCAACCTTGGCGAAGGGATGCTGCCGTCGGATGTGAACAACGCCATCCGAGAGTTGATGAAGCAACTCAAAGACTTCCAAGTAGGCGCACAGGGCGATCCTGTAACTGTTGGCGGCAATCTCGTGGTAAGCGGTACGTCTAACCTTGTGGGAACCGCAACTCTTGGCGTTGTTTCCGGTGCAACAATTAGCGGATCATCTAATACCATTACAAATGTCAGTCTGACAACTGGTGTTACCGGAACGCTACCTGTTGGAAATGGTGGTACTGGGGCGACATCCTTTACCTCTGGGGCGGTCCTAAAAGGTTCAGGAACCTCTGCCATCACCACGGCTACCGCTGGTACGGACTATGTGGCTCCAGGCACTTCTAGCACCTTTACAGCCGCCCAAACCTTCCGCGCTGCCAATGCTATCCGTTCTGAAGCTGCAAGCACCCAAGACGCTATTGTAATTGCTGGTCGGGCTGGTGGAACCTCTTCTTACGCGATCACAATGACCCCGGCAACCCTGTCTGCTAGTCGGACTGTGACCTTCCCTGATGGCGGTGGTAACTACACGGTCGGATACCGTAATGCCCCTGCCGTGGGAACTCAGACTGGCTCTTACACACTTGCCGTTGGTGACATTGGAAAATACGTCCAGGTAGGCTCCGGCGGTAGTATTACAATTCCTGACGCTACCTTTGCAGAAGGCGATGTCGTGTCAGTATTTAATAACACTACTGGAAATATTACTATTACCTGCTCTATTACCACGGCTTATATTGCTGGCACAGATTCCGATAAAGCATCTGTAACATTGGCAACTCGTGGTGTAGCAACTATTCTATTTATTTCT